TAACTCCTCCCAATGGGGCTGGAGAAACTTGTCTACTTGGGCCATCAGGCCTTGGAGTTCTTTGTCTGTCAACATTTTCTTTCCCTTTTACTTGTCGTTCTTTTAGAAGAGTGTCTGCTACGCGCATACGTCGTTCAAACTCTTTGTCTTCTTGGTCTCCTTCACGGAGGTTTCTAGTGATTGCATTAATACGGTCAATCTCCAGTTCCATAGGTACAGCCTGTGCTTCAGCAGCCAGCTTAGTAGCCCTAGCGGAAGACTCTTGAGCCTGTGCGCCTAGAGCTGCTGTCTGGGACTGCTGGAACTCAAGCTGTGCCTGTTGTGCTACCTGAGCCATCTGCTGTGCTTCTGGGTTAGGTTGCGACGCTTGCTGCATTGCTGCAATAAGTTCTTCACGGTTAGACAAGTTCATGTTGTCTATGATGGACTGTATTAGCGTATTGTACAACGGAGAGTCCTTCTCCATAGTCTGTAGTAGTTGTACTAGCTGTGTGACTTCGTATTCCCTAGCGATGATGCCTAAGCTGCTCGTAGCGTTAAACTTGTAGTCAGCCACTGGATAACTCTCAGGGTCAAACTGCATGTAACGGTAGGCTGCTTTCTTGACAAAAGGTATCAGGAAGGACTGTTGGAAGTTAATAAGTGTACGCTTATGACGCTTAATGATAGCGCCAAGAGACATACTAATACCAGCAGCCGTCGCTTCTCCATTGACTGAACCCGCAATACCTGCTGAATCCACAGCACCAGTAGCTTGTTGTACCATCTGCTGTAAAGCACTCGCCTGAGCAAAGGTAATTTGCCCAACTTGCCCAAAGTTAAACGGTTGTAGAACTTCACGTGGGTCTCCATTGGTTAGAATCATCTTGCCCGGACGTACTTCAGGTTTAGCACCACGTGGTAACCTAGTAGCGTCTACAGCAAGCATAGGGTGTATCGTGAGGCTTAGAGCGTCAATCCTAGCACGTAACTCAGTGTCAAGTGCTTTCTGGGAGTTGTAACCTTTTTCACATACGCCACGACCCCAGAACCTTCCGGGCACTACGTCCCAAGGGAAAGCTACTACAGGTCTGTCCTGCATCATGTAAGGGTTAGCCTCTGCTTTCAACAGGACTCCACCATTGGCAACTACCACTACCGCTTCTACGTACTTAGACTTAGATGTAGACTCTATAAGCTCTACTTCTTCTTCGTCTTCGTTCATTGAAGAGTTCTCTAGTAGTTCTCTAGGAACTAGACCGTAGTACTTCGTAAGACGCACTTTGTCGTCACTGTAGACCGTGATGTCTTGGTCAGGCTCTAACTCAGAGTCAGGAGGAGCAGTACCTACGTATACGTCTCTGTACACACCCTGTTCCTGCAACAGTTCTACTTGGTGTAGGCTTACGAACTCGTCTATAGCTACACCCATAGCTTCTTCAATGCTTGTAGCCACAGGGTCAATTAGGAAGTTCTGAGGCATCACAGGCTTGAGTTTAACCTTGACACGCTCTGTGATATTGACTCCAACTGCCTGCAAGTCACCACCCATGATGGGCTGTGTAGCCGGGACCATCTCCTTCATTTCTTCAATAACAACTTCACCAATACCCACGCCAAACACGGCTGAGTTGATGAGACACTCTGCTACTGCTTTACGAACCTTACAGTCCTCAAAGTCTTCCGTAAGTTTGTTTCTTAGGAACAACACGTCCTGTTTCTGGGAATCACCCATGTTGTCACTAATGTCGAACCACTTGCCACGTCCAAAGGTAGCTTCTTCCATCTCAGCGACATTGGACTCTACTGCCTGCTGCAACGCAGGGGAGATAATCCTAGAACGCTCTGAGGCTCTGCTGGAGTCTGCAGGGTCCCAGATACCGCGCCAGAGTCTGTAGTACTCCTCAAAACGTGCTTCATAATTTGCTTCGTAGTGGTCACGCCAGTCGTCACACTTGGTTATCACCCAGTCTTCGATAGATTCCTCTATCATCAACGGGTCTTGTTCAAATAGTTCGCTCATATTAGTATCCTGATACTACGTCTAAAATTTCATGGTCGTCAATTTCGTAGTCATAGTCATAGGCTACGTTTGCTAGTTGGTCTACGTAAGCTAAAGCGTCAACCAAGTCGTCGTGAGTTAGTGGGTCTGGGAATTGAAACAGTTGGTCCAAGAACCTAGCGTTCCACTCTCCTTTATTGAGTGTCACAAAGCCATTCTCAAACCTGCCCTGTAACGCCCACATTACCCTGTCAGTCTTCTTTTTGTTACCGTGGGTCAACTCTTCAACTCTAAAGAACGTCCCGTGACGCTTCTGTAGGTCCAGTAGGGGAGACATCACTGCCTGCTTCGCTATACCCTTCTCAATACCTACGCTAACTGGTCTGTAGTCTCTGACAGCCTGAAAGATTTTAGCTGCAGTTTCGTCTAAAGTCCAACGACCGTGGATGATGTTTTCCACGTACCAACCATTGGGGTTTACTTTGACTACTGCTATTGCTGTCTCGTCAAGTTTAGCATTTTTAGTACGCTTCTTGTTGACTTCTTCAAAACCTGCTAAGTCAATAGCTATGTAGTAGTCACCCTCGTCAACGCCTTCTTCGTCAAACTTTACCCAGTCCTCTTTAAACATTTCTGACCCACGAGCTTCAAACGAAGCCATAAACTCTTGACGAAACGCATAGCTCGACATAGACTTCTTTGCAGTGTCAATTTCATTTGGGTCCAGAATTGGGTTATCATAGGAAGTAAAGTGCCAAGCTTTATAAGTTTCATCGTCACCTAAGTCTGCATATTTGTAGAGTTCATAGAAGTGGTTGCGACCCATAGGCGTACCTATGAACATAGCACAACCCTTTTGGTCAGCCAAGGCAGGTCTAAGTATCTGCTCAAATACGTCAGGCTTCATGTCTGCGTACTCGTCCAACACCAAGAACTTCAGTGACACACCACGCATAGTCTCCGGCCTGTCGGCACCTTTGAGGCTAATGGTTGCACCGTTGACTAACTTAATCTGTAGATTATTAATGTGGCTACCTGTAATCACAGGGTTGCCTAGTTCCAACAACGTCTGCCACATGATGTCTCTGGCCTGACCCTGTGTAGGGGCTACGTAGAACACTTGTCCACGTTCAGTCTGCAGAGCGTTCACAATGAGCAACCAAGCAGCAAGTCTGGATTTACCTGTACGTCTACCTGCTGCGACTATCTTGAATCTAGTGTCGTCAGCCCAGACCTCTTGCTGCCAAGGCAGTAACTGGATGTCTAGGTCCACGTCTTAGTACAACCACATCACAGGAGTTGTACCTCTTGTGTCCACATGTACAAATGTTTTGTCAATGCCTATACCCGTGAAGCCTAGCTTTAGAGCCTCAGACACAATGACGTGCCTCTGGTAAGCACTGATTATCTGGATGTCTGCAGCAATGCCTTGGGCATGGGTCCCCGGAACTTCCTTGGATGCTTCAATAGGATGTTCTATGGGGTGTCTATAGCCACTCGTGATGACAAACGGGAACCCACACCCGGCACGTAAACGGTCAAGCTTCTGTAGGAACTCTGGTTCCATCTTGTTCTCACCAGTGACTTGGCAGTTGAACTCGTCTAAGGTAAAAAACTCAAGAACCATCAACTACTTCTCCTTCAATTATGGAAGCTTCGTCACTGACCGCAGCACCACTATGGGCTGCATCGTTTACATCTACAGTACCAACACCAGTGATGTTAATCTGTATGGCACTTTTACCACCGGAGGCAGCAACTTCTCTTTCAAATGCACCTACTGGCAACATACGGTCCATAATTAGCTTCCATGCAGAAGCCTGATTCTTATGGTCGTGGTCAAGAGCTGCATCAAAAATAGTCTCTAGGACCTTTCTTGACTTAGGAGAAGCCAGCATACGAGCTTTGTACTCGTTTATAATAGCAGCGTCACCCTTGGGTCTGCCTACTTTACCCTTGTTACCGGGTTTTACAGCAGCTACTTCTGACTTCCGGGGTCTGCCACGGCCCCTTTTTTTAATTTCTGGAGGCCCAACCTTTGATTCAGTTGTCATAACACAAATTGTCCCTAAATACAACTATAGTATAACACAAGTATTCACAGAAGTCAAGCTATTTATGGCTGTGGGTGGTCAGTTGTAGTAATACAAGGCAAAACAAGTAGTTACTGTCGTTAATACACGGGGTAATATTCCTAATTTTCACCTATTTTGTGCCTGAGTGGCTACTACAATTAACAACACAAGCCAACCCCCTCCCCCGGCCCCAACTTGTGCAGCCTTTTGTGACGTTGTCAAGTGTTTTCTTGTGTTGCAACATCTGTGCCAACTTTAGTTGACCCCAGAGTTGGCACGAGTCTTGCATGGGTAGCAACAACTGTGCCATGTCCGGGGTTGGCACGGGTTTTGCATGGGGAGAAACTGGGGTTGACAAGTGTGTAAGCCTATGTTGAACCCTCTAGAGGCCTAGCACAGCACAAGTATAAACACAAGACCATCACAAGTTGTTATGTCTGTTCATCACCATAAAAAATAGTTACACGTGGCGCTTGCAATGGTCGTGCAGTCTGCTATTGTTACTACATCAACCAACGCAACAGAGGAAATACAAGATGTCATACGCGCACCCTAGCTCAATCAAGGAAGTCATTGGTACATTCAAGAGTAAACCACACGGTACATCATTCGACTACGAGTCTAATACGCCTGACGATAGCTGGTTACCAGTTGTTGACTATCCTCATCGTGTATGGGTATCGTCCTTCTTTGAGGATTCAGGCTGGCGCTATGCTAATGTCAAGAAAACCGTTGCGTACATTGTGCTGGACGAGGACGAGTATGGGCAACCAGTAATCGAGAAGTGGTCTATCAAGAATCACATTACCTATAGATAATCAAAATAGTGCTTGCAATGGCTACACAGTCTGCTATTGTAAGCACATTAGTTAATAACACAGGAGCAACACAATATGACACATTGGGAACTAGAGCATAACGGTGAGTATTTACGTATTGAATGGAACAATAGCGCAACATTCAACTTTCAGTGTCCAGTAGGAGGCGTATGGGCTGACTATCATTGCTTCACTTGCTACGGCATAGACACAGAATACGAGGCGTTAGAATACGCTATTGAAGTACTGAACGAACTACAAGCAGATGAGGAGTAACATCATGAGAAAAATAGAGCTAGAGATGAACAGAGCGATTGCCAACGGTGACAATTGGAGCAACGGCAACACTACAGTAGTTACACACAACAACGGCATGCAGTCTGTATTCCTACACGGCCATCATATAGCACGAGTGTGGCGCTTTGGTGATGATGTACAGGTAGACACAGAGACCCTTATGCAATGGCCCACACGTACCACCATGAGTCGTTTGCGGGCTTTGGGTGCTGACGTATGCACTCGCAAAGGCATTGTAATGTTAGACGGTGAGGAGGTAGCATAGCATGTTAATACACAAAGTATCACCAATAACAAACAAGTTAAACGCAATGGATATTGACGTGACGTGTTCAGAAATATATAGTTGGGAAGTAGAAGGCATGTTAATCGTCGATGCTATGCCGGACTTAACTTCAAGTGAACGAGATTTTCTTGAGACAGGAATACCACCACAGGAGTATATCGAGTAAACTATGAACACATACCAGAAGATAATCCTAGCCGCTGCGTTAACCTGTGCCTTCGCATGGGTAAGTAGTGACGAGCTAGACCACGACATTAAACAGGCTGAACAGTACAGACACGACGTTTGTACAGGTAGCCTGCCGGACTTTAAAAACATCAAACCAAATTGTGAGGAGTAGAAGATGTCAATAACAACTAATCTATTTATGCATGACACAAGCATAATCAGTATTAAAAAATGTAAAGCAGGAGAAGATGGAGAGGGTCAAGCTCATGACTCATGGGACATCGTGATCAAAGACAAAGATGGACACTCGATAAAAGTTTTTTGTTGGGGTGACGATGCTGAATTAAAAATAAATACGACAGGAGAAGGTGAATAAATGAAAAAGCTATTGACACTAATCGAGTTCAAGATATTATGTGACGCACACGACTGGTACTACCAGAGGACAGAGGACCCTCATGTATACGACAGAGGCGATAGAAACAGGAAGTACCTTGAGAGTATCATGAGAGAAGGAGGCGAGGAATACAAAAGAATCTATTTCAGTTATGAATCATAAGCAGGAGTAAACAAATGAATCTATTCTATACACACAAGGACCCACAGGCTGCAGCACAGTCGCAATGCGATAAACATGTAGTCAAGATGATACTTGAGACTGCACAGATGCTCAGTACCGCACACAGGCTCTCAGAGACTCCACAAGCG